GAGCAGGTTGCCATCGGTCGAGGCGTCAAAAGCGCAGACGTAGGTCACGTCGCCCCACGCCGCCGTCGCCGGACCCCAGGTGATCGCGGCCGAGTTCGTGATCGCGCCGCTCGCCGCCGCGCTCATGTTGCTGGAGCTGAGCTGCTGCCGAGCGTAGCCGTTCTGTGTTGGCGTCTCGATCTCTGCGCCAGCGCCCGTCGGGTCGCCGTCGTAGAGCGCGAGGTACACGCTCACCGCCGCGTAGGTCGCGCGCGCGGTGATGTGGTCGAGGATCTTGTTGCGGGTTGCTTCGGCGAATACTCCCATGACGCTATGCCTCCTCCGTGAGAAGTTCGATGCTCAGGTCCGCCGACGCCGTGCCGGGGACCGCGCCCACTACCGCGCGCACGCGGCTCCCCGCCGCGAGCGTCGTTGTCTCCACCAGCCCCGAGGCCGCCGGGTCCGTGGCGTCGTAGGCCAGCGCCGCGCCGAGCGCGCCGAGGCTGGTCCACGCGCCGCCGCCCGGTGCGCTCACCTCCAGGTCGATCTCCGTCTGGCCGCTGGTCCCGCCCGTGTCGCCCACGCACCAGCGCAGCGGCGCGAAGGGCGCGAGGCGCAGCGGCACGGTGATGAGCTGCGGCACGGAGGCGCTGGAGCCGGAGAGCGTGCCGGCGACCTCGAAGCGCAGCCGCACCTCGCGGCGCAGCGGGAGCAGCGGGCGCAGGTCGCGCACCGCCGTGACGCCGCTGCCGTCCGTGGTCACCTCCCACAGCGGCACGGCCTCGGAGCCGTAGGGCGAGGTCGCCGCGACGGGCGCGCCGTCGGAGCCGAGCACGATGTAGGCCGTCTCCGAGGCGTTTAGGTCGAGGTCGTAGGCTGCGGTTCGCCGCACCAGCCTGCGGCCCACCACGGCCTCGCCGGGGGCGACCTCCACCGAGAGCGAGGCGGCGGAGTAGGCAAGGTCGAACCCGCCGGACTCGCGGCGGTCGGTGAGGATGTCCGCCGCGCCGATGGCCCCGCCGCCCGCGTCGTAGTCCACCGCTACGTCGGCCAGGATCAGCTCGCCGGTCGGCGCGTCGGGCCGCGCGCTCGGGGCCTGCGGCGCGGTGAGCGCGTTGCCCTTCGTGGTGGTCAACGTGCCGTCGTCCTTGAGCGAGAGGACCGCCCAGTAGTATTCGCCGCTGCCGAGCGCGCCGTCGCCCGCCGTCTGGCTCAGCTCCACCGCAGCGCCAGCGAGGGCGAGCGGCTCGCCCGCCGCGACCCAGGACACGTCGGCGACGTGGACCTCGTCGTCCGGCGTGCCGGTCGGCGTGACCGCGCCGCCCTGCGCGATGTAGCTCGCGCCCGCGTCGCCGAGCATGGTACGAACGCCCTCGCGCCAGGGCGCGTCCTCCAGCGGCACCACGGCGCTCGCGGCGGTGGGGCGCAGCAGGATGTCCTTCGCCTGCGTGCCGACGCCCGCCGGGATGTTCGTGCGGACCTCCACGGTGCGCGACTCGCCCGCCGGGATCGAGCGCGTGAGCAGCCTGCGCCCCGCGCCGATGGGCGTCCACGCGGTCGTGTGCGGCGTGGCCCCGGCGCTCTGGCCCGTGAGCCGCACCTCCAGCCAGCGGTTCGCAGCCATCTCGTCGTCGAAGCTGTACGGGTCCGACGAGCCCTGGTCGCGCGTCAGCGCGGTGACGGACACGCCGGGCGCGTCCTCGGTGCCGTCGTTCTGGAGCCACAGCTCCTGCGCCGTGCTCGGCGTGCCGTTCGTCTGCGCGAAGGAAAGCGCCGTCGCCGGCGTCACCCCGTCGCTCTCGTACCACTTCAAGTTGATCATCGTTCCTCCTAAATCGGAATGGGCTCCGGGCCGACCCACTCCACGAACGCGAGCGAGGACCCGTTAGATACTAGCCTGACCACGCCTGGATCCTCGGACACGGTGCCGTCCACGGGCGAGCCGCTCGGCACTGTCGCAGGCCACGCCCAAGCGGGGTAGTGGACTACGTCCAACTCATCTAGCGGCCACACGTCGGGGGCCACCGACGCGCCACCATTGTGCGCTGCGTTGATACCGTAGTAGCCGCGCGTTTGCAAGCTGCCGAACACGGTCGGTACGAGGTAGTAGGTGCCATCCCAGATAACGTTCTTCCCGGTACGCGCGACGGCGAGAGCACCGCTCGTCGGGAGCTGGTACGTCGTCTGCCCCTGCGTCTGCGTGAGCGCGCCGTTGTAGCGCCAGCGGTAGATCGCTCGCTCATCGGAGAGGAACTCGCCACCCCGGAACACGGCGACCTCCGTGCTGCCGTAGGGTGCGATGCCGAAAGGGTGAGTCTTATACGGCCTGGACAGCTCGACCACGCTCTCATTCTCCAGGCTCGGCCAGTCGAAAGCAACGAGGTCGTATCCATCGTCGCCAAGGATGAACAGCCTATCGCCCTGTCGTACCGAGTTGCCGACTTCTGGAAAGGGTCTGTCGTAGGTGACGGTGGCCGTGGACACCACCGCGCCCGTGCTCACGTTGACCGTCATCGCGGAGTTGCCGCCGTAAATGAAGGCGATGCCATCATGTACGGAAAAGTGCCCGACCCCTGACAGCGCCGATTCGCCCATGCTCTCCGGATCGATGGTATGGAGCAGCGTGGACGCAGCCGGGATCAGCGCGCTCTGCGTGCCGAGCAGCATCGCGCTCGGCGGCATGGCGAGATACTCCGGCACCATCGAGCCAATGCGGATCTTCGGCATCGCCTCCGGGTCCTCAGGATGCGAGGACCACGCGGAGTAGAGCGTACCGCCGGAGTAGGACACGAGGCCGGGGCTTTCCGTGTAGGGCGGCGGCGTTGGAGCTGGACCGACGTGTCGGTAAGCTGGCGAAATCGCGTAGCCGCTCGCGCCGATGCCCCCGGCGGGCGGGCCGCAGATCAGGAACTCCCCGTTGCGCCCGCTCTGCGAGCCGAGCATCACGATGGTGCCCTCGGTGAACGTGCGCCCGAAGGCGAGGCCGTCGGCCACGGCGTACTCCTGCTCGTTGCAGATGTTCCGCACGATGTGCCACTTCCGCCCGTGGGGGCGGACGTAGATCGCGCGGCGCAGGTCGGCCTCGGCGGTGCGGCGCGACTCCAGCATCCCGGCCAGCGTGCGCGACCGCGCGGTGCTAGGCCTCCAGCCCTGCCGCTGCGTGTGGGTGCTACCAGCCATACGCCTTGCCCTCCAGCGCAGTCGTGATCCGCAGGCCGTCCGTGCTCCACGTCACCGACCTCAGCCGCACGTCGTGGTCGAGCCCGGCGACGGTGATCTTCCACCTGTGCCTCTGCCCCGGCTCCACGAAGAAGTTGCACCCGGCGAGCGTGACGTTGACCGTCGCCGCCGCGCTGTCCTCCACCATGCGCTGCCCGACGGCGATCAGCTCCTCCTCGCTCTCGGCCCACTCCACCTCGGTCTTCAGCTCCGACTTCTCGTGGCACTCCTCGAGTCCCTCGGCGACCACGCGCACCTTGATCTGCTTCGTGTCGCTGCGGCGCGCTGGCTGCACCAGCTCGTCCTCCTGCTCGGGGCTCTCGTACTCGGACGAGTCGCGCTCCGGCAGGTCGAGCATCGGGAGCTGCGGCCCCGCGCCCTCGCCTGTCTCGCGGAAGGTGCCGATCACGTTGCCGTCCTGGTCGCGCGTCACGGCGGTGCGGACGTGCTCGCCCTCGCCTGTCGTCTCGTAGGTGACCAGCTCCGTGCCGACGAGCCAGAACTTCTCTGTGTCGTAGCGCGAGTTCATCCCGTCGGCGAACGTGTGGCCGGAGCCGGGGAGCACCATCCAGCCGTAGTGCGCGCTGATCTCCTCCGTCACCGTGCCGCGCCCCTCGCGGTCGATCTGCGCCGTGACGGTCAAGGCGACGGGCACGACCTTCTCGATGCCGCCGTAGCTCAGCCCCGGCGTGTTCATCGGGACGGACCACCAGAGCCCGTTGTATGGGGAGTAAGGGTACGAGTTGCTCACGCAGTCCTGCGCGCCGCCGAGCCAGTAGGTTCCAGCGTCTAGCCCACCCTCGCCGTCGTTGCCGGGAGTGTGCGCCGCCGCGCGCGCGAACTTCGGGGCCATCTGCGCGGTGACGGAGCCGAGATAGGAGCCGAGCGGGTTGCACCGCCCGCGGGGCACGCCGCCCGGCTCGCCGGGCTCGCCGCTCTGGATCGAGGTAAGGTAGAGCGCGGCCCAAGCCTGATGCGAGAAGTCGGACGTACCGCCGAACGTCGTCTGCGCCGGGGTCTGCCTCCACCCGCGCGAGTAGCCGCGCCAGTTGTAGAAGTGCCAGACCTCCGTGATGCCGAGCAGCGACCATTGTTCCTTCTCGTAGGCGTAGCCCTGCGACTGCCCCTCCTCGTCGTTGTCGCTGGTGTAGCAGGTCTGCGGCAGGAAGCCGTACTCCGCAGGCGTCGTAGGCCATACCCAGTCCCACTTCATGCGCGGCTCGATCCAGTTCTTCCACCCCCACTCGCGCGTCCGCTCCCACACCAACGTGCCGCACCGCTTGATCGTTTCGTGGCGCACGACCTTGACAGGGATCAGCTCGGCGTCGGCCGTGTCCGGCGGCACCGTGTTGAACACCCAGGAGTCGGCAATCGAGCCGACCTGCTGATACGTCTCCTGCAGCGGCTTGTAGATCGCCTGCTCCTCGCTTTCCGTTTCGTGCTCCTCGGGCGGGCACTCGTCGCTGCCGAGGTTCTGCTCCCAGGTCGTGAGCGTGAGGTCGGTCAGCACGTCGGCGCTGTGCTGGATGCGGATGCCAGCGGCGGCGTCGAAGTCTCGCTCGTCGAAGGTCCACGCCGTCGCCTCGCCGCTCTCGGGCCGGCTGGTGCGCGGATTGGACAGCAGGCCGTCGCGGTCCCAGACCAGCGTGCGGCCCTCGACCTCCATCATCTCGGAGGCGACGGAGAGCCAGTCGGAGTCTACGAGCTGCACCTCCTTCTTGCAGCTCGCGCCGCTCGGGTCCACGTTCGTCTGCAGCATCCCGGCCTTCGCCGCGATCTTCTGCACCACCGCGCCGCGCGTGAAGCCGTGGCCCGGCTTGAGCACCAGCGTCACGGTCTTGCGGTCGTAGCGCCCGCCCGCGTCCACGCCGGAGAACTCCTCGACGCAGGGCGAGCCCACCTGCACGCTGCGCGTGGTCACGTCGGCGATGCCGTCCGTGATGAGCGGGATGCGGTGCAGCCCGGTGCTGGTCAGGTAGACCCCGCGCAGCGTCACGGTTTTCTTGCACAGCGCGGGGCCGCTGTGGGTGAACGGGTTGCCGAACTGCCCCTCGGCGTCATCCAGCGCGAACGAGATCGTCCACGTCTGGAGCTGCGCGTCCAGGCTGCGCGTCACGGTCCAGCCGGGCATCGCGCGCGTGAGCGACACCACGCTGCCGTCCACCACCAGCTCGAAGCCGACCGTGATCGCCGCCGTGCTGCGCGGCTGCGCGGCTGCGTCCACCGTGCCGTCGGAGTCGGCCGTGCCGAACAGCTCCTCGTCTACCGTGTCCGATCCGAGTGCGATCGCCGCCAGCTCGGCGGGCTCGGTCAGCTCGGCGAGTACCGCGTGCAGGTCGCTCACGAGAGCTGGATGACCTCCTCCATCGAGCAGCCGATGGTGAGGTTGTTCGGCTGGTCCACGCTGTAGTCCACGCCGGACACGATCACGCGGAACATCGCCGGGTAGCAGACCTCGAGCACGCCGGTCTTGAGCGCGCCCACCGACTGCCCAGTGAGCGTGGCGGCGGCTGCGTCCTCCACGCCGTCGAGGTAGAAGGTGACGGGGTGCGTTACGCTGGTCACGCCGGGCACGGTGCCCCACGGCGTCGGTCGCGCGATGTAGTAGGTGCTGCCCGCCGTCGCGGCGAACGTCTCGGCGGCGTAGAGCCCCGGCCAGAAGTAGACGCCGCCCTTGGCCTCGGCGCGCTCCAGCACGCGGAAGTCGTCCCACCCGACGGCCTGATAGGCGATGGTGAACGAGTACGCGCGCCGCGTGTACGGACCGGCGGCGAGGTACGGGCGCTGCAGAACGTGCGTGCGCGCCAGCGTCTCGACGGACACCAGCCCCGGCGCGCGGCTCCACGACAGCGAGCCGGGCCAGGAGGCCGCGTCGAGCGTGTGCCCGTCGAGGTAGGGCGGGTCCGCGAGGAACGGGTTGTTCCAGAACAGGTAGCCGTGCTCGTCGCTCATCCGAGTCCTCGCGCTCTCACGTCGGTGATGTTCGGTCGCTGCTCACGGCGCAGCGCCTGCAGCTCCGCCACGATGGCCCCGAGCCCCTCGACCACCTTCGGGTCGCTCACGCTCTTGCCGTTCGCGCTGGTCAGCCCGGCGATGGGCGCGCCCGTGTTGCCGTAGGCCCCGGAGGTGCCCCAGATGTAGGACTTCATCTGCCCGCTGCGGTCCGCGCCCTGCGTCGTGCCGCTGCCGCCGCTGCTCTTGCCGCTCACCTTCGATGCCTCGCCGCCGACGCCGCGCTCGGCGTTGTACTGATGGAGCAGCGTGCAGTCGATGTAGACCAAGCGCCACTCGAACTTCCAGGCGACCACGGAGGTGCAGTCGTAGGCGGGTAGCTTGAGGTAGTTGACCTCACCGCCGAGGAACCCATACTTGCTCACCGGGAACAGGAGCGCCTGCGTACTCTTGCCAGCTTGCTGCGGTTCACCCGGCGGCGTGCAGAAGCGAAGGTTCGGAATGCCGCGCACGTCGCCGAAACGGACGGCCCATCGCGGCTTCTCTGCGTCGCCGCCGCTTCCGCTCTTGCCCATCTTCGAACCGCCGCGCCCCGGGTCGAGCCACTCGCCCTCGCCCGGGTTTGCCATCGACGGCGCTGGCGTCCGCCAGTCGTCGGGCGAGTCCCACACCTGCCCGCCCTTGGGCGGAGTGATCGGCTTGCCGTCGGGGCCGTAGACCGTGGGCGGCGGCTTGAGGACGTTGGCCGGGTAGCCTGGGGGCGGAGGCGCGACGGTCGCCGCCATGCCGCTCGGCGTGAGCGGCGACTTGGGCACTCCCGGCGCGCGCGTGTCCACGGGCGCGCCGCCGGGGCCGAACACCAGCGGCGTGTCGTAGGGCGCGCCGCCGGGCGGCAGCGGCGAGATCGCTTCCTGCAGCGTCTTGCCGAACCGCTCGGCCTCGCGGGTCACGTCGCGGAACAGGTCGCGCGCACTGACGAGGTCGGTTAGCAGTCCCATCACTTTTTCCCGTTGTTCTTGTAGCGTGCGTTGTACCACATCGCGAACTCTGCCTTCGTCGGAACGCGCCCGAAGTGCCGGATCGCAGCTGCCCAGGTCTCAGCACCGCGACCGCCGCTGGCCGATACATTCGTCCCGCCGTAGTTCGCGTGGAGCCCGAGGCCATTCATAATCGTGTAGAGCGCCCACGGGTCCAGCTCCACAGGGGATGGCGGGCGGGCGGGGTCGTCCTCGACGCGCGCTTCCTGCGCCTTGATGCGCGCCTTCTTCAGCACGGCGAGGATCTGCTCCAGCGCCACGTTCACCGCGTCGCATTGTGCCGCGAACAGGTGCCCCTCCTTCGCAGCGCGCAGCGTGTCGAACGGGTCGGCGAATGACCACGACTCCTCCTCGCCTACGATTGTAAACGTCTGGCCCATCAGTACGCGCCCACGCTGCCGTCCTCGCCGATGCTGATGGCGGCGGCTTCCTTCCTGATCTCACGAATGAGGTCGCGCATCGTCTCCAGCTTCGGCAGCGCCTCGTCGGCCTGCTCGCCGAGCGTCTTGAACGACTCGCCGATTTCGTCCACCGGCTCCTTCGCCAGCTCGGCCTTGCCGGCCACGTTGTCGAACTCGTCGGCCACGTTGGTCAGCACCTTCGTGCCGTCCTCCAGCTCGATGAACGCGACGCTGGACTCCTCGCCAACGTTGCTGATCGACTTCGCCGCGCCGTCCATCTTCGTGACGACCTCGCCCGCCGCCTCGGCGGTGCCACGGTTCGCGTCGTTGAGCTGCGCCTGCAGCTCGAGTTGCGAGTAGTACGCGTCGAGCAGCTTGGCGTTGACCGCGTCCTCGATCTTCAGCCGGTCGAGCCGCTCCTTCTCCAGCGCGTCGAGGATCTCCGTCTCCTTGGCGAGCTTCGCCTTGGCGATGGCGCTGCGCTCCTCAGCGCCCGTCACGCCGTTGATGGCGTCCTGCAGCTGCGACTGCCGCACCATCTCCTCGGCGGTGAGCACTCCTTTCTCGCGCAGCGCGTCCAGCTCCTTCTGCATCTTTGCCGTGCTGTCGCTCGTCGTCGGCGTGTCCTTCAGCGCGTCGAGCTGCTCCTCCAGCTTCTTCGTGTTGGCGAGGGATTCGTCGTACAGCTTCTTGCCCTCGGCCATCACCTCCTTCAGCTTCTCGACGTAGGCGTTCCACTTCGCCACGTTCGCCTCGACGAACGCGCCGACCTCGTTACCGATCTGTGCCAGCTCGTCCGGCACGGCGATGCCGAGTTCCTGGTATTTCGTGACGAGCGCGGCGATGTCCTCTCGCGCCTTCGCCAGCGCGGCGCCGGTCAGCTCGCCCATGAGCTGCGACGCGCGCGTACCCTCCACGATGGCGAGGGTCTGCTTCTCCAGGCTCTCGTTCTCGCCGCGCAGCGCGTCGGCGTAGGCCCGCGTAGCATCGGCGGCTTCGCGCGCTGCCTTGCTCGCCACGCCGTAGGCTGCGGCCTGTTTCTCCAGCGCCTCGGGCGCGGTCACGCCTAGCTTGTCCCACAGCGACAGTTCCTCGGTGAGCAGCTTGCGGATCGTCGCGCGCGCCTCCGTGGTCAGCTTGCCGTCGCGCTCTGCCGCCTCGACGGCCTCGAGCAGCGCGTCGGTGCGCTTGCGTAGCACCTTCTCCTCGCCCTCGATCTGCTGGAGGAACGCGCGCTGCGCCGTGCTGACGAGGCCGTACTTATCGGCGAGCGCCTGCAGCTTCGCAGGCGGCACGTCGCCGCGCGCCTCCCATGCGTCGAGCAGCTTCTGCAGCTCGGCGCGCGACTCGTCCGTGAGCTGGCCGACCTTGTCCTCGGCCTGCGCCTGCATCACGGTCGCGTTCGTCTGCAGCTCCAGCGTCTTGATCGCCTTCTCGCGTTCGGCGACGATCCCGCGCTGCGCCTCCTTGATCTTGTTGAACGCCTCGACCGCAGCGGGCGTCACGCCGGTCATGCTCTCGATCTGCGCCTGCAGGTCCTTCAGCGAGCCGGTCGCGGACTTGCTCGCGTCGGTCATGTCCACGATCACGCTGCCCGCGAACTTGCCGAGCGCCGCCGACGCGCCGCCGATGTCGAACGAGGAGAGCGCGCGCCCGAACTCGCGCATGGCTCCGGTCGCCTCCTGCGTCTCCTCGTCCAGCCCGCCGAACATCCGGCCCAACTCCTCGGCGGCCATGCCGGCGGTGTCCAAACTGCGACCGATGGCTTGCGCCGCGAAGAACACTTTGCTCATCAGCTCCAGCGTGTTGCCGAGAGCAGCGCCGATCTTCGTCCCCATCTTCCCGAAGTCGGAGCCGATGGCAACCGCGTTCGCGCTGCGGGTGACCTCCTCCATCTTGTCGCGGAAAAGGCCCGCCTGCGTCGTCGCCTCCTGCAGCCGCGCTCGCATCCGAGCGATGGCGCGCTCGAGGTCCTCCGTCGACTTGCCCGCCTTGCGGAGATCGAGCAGCTCCTTCTCCAGCTTGTCCACGGCCATCGACGCAGCCGTGATGGTGCGCGGCAGGCGCGTCAGGTTCCCTGCCGCTAGTTGCTTGTCGATGGAGGAGAACGCGGCGTTCGCCTGCTGGAGCCCGCCGCCGAGGCTCGAGCCGATCTCGATGCCCGCCGCAGATGCAGCGTCGCCCACCGAGTCGAACTCTCGGCGGGCGACGCTGCCATCAGCGAGGATTACTAGCTTCGCAACCGTGTCGGCCACGGTGCCCTCGTCGCGCTACGGGATCGCGGCGAAGTCCGTGTCGAAGATCACCTCGAAGTCACCCTCGACGGTCTCGCCGTCCCAGTCGAAGTCGAGATCCGGGTCGGGCATCCGTGCCTGCAGCACCAGCGCCTCGTCCCTGTTCGTCCCGCCCTGGTCCGTCGAGAAGGTAGTCCCCGTGACGCGGCAGCTCGGCGCGACGAACGCCACGCCGTAGTCCTGCCCCGTGCTGCCGATCTCCACGTCGCTGTAGCCCTCGGCCACGAAGGACACGACCGAGGCGTTCAGCAGCTTGCGCTCCAGCGTGAGATCGACGTAGCGGCGCGAAACGTTGATGTTCACCGTCTTGTAGCCCGCGCGGTAGGTGCCGACCGGCTGCTCGCCGCCCGGAACGTAGCGCGTCTCGACGGTGTCCTGCGAGGCGGCGATCTGGATGCCGCCGTCCATCGGGATCTCCTCGCCGTCGATGTAGAACACGCAGTTGATCTCTGGGATCACGACCTCGGTGTCGAAGGTCGGGGTCCAGACCGCGCGCCGCGCGTCGAAGGTGAAGGTGTCGCCCGTGACGTACTCCCCGTCGGCGCTGCCGCCGTGGAAGTAGATCGACACCCAGTTGCCGCGCGTGCCGAGCTTGAGGTCCGCGTCGCTGTAGTAGAGCCGCGTCCACGCGCCCTTGGTAGCGGTCTGCGCGGAGCTGGCCGTGCCCGCCGCGCCCATCTTCACCGTGAAGCTGACCGTGGTGAGATCGTCGGCGGTGATGGTCACGATGATGTCGGTGTCGGTCGCCTGCGTGGTCGGGAAGTGCGCGTTCCAGGCGCAGCCGCGCAGCACCGGCAGCGTGGTCGCGCTGATGGTGCCCGTGTTGCCGACGCCCTCCACCGCGTCGGCCCACAGGTCGGCCGCGCCAGGGAACATCGGGAAGTCGAGCGCGACGTTGGCGCGCGAGGCGATGCTGAGGTTGAAGCCGTTGGGCACCACGTCCACCACGCGGGTCGCGTAGCCCTTGTCGTCGTCTCCGATCATGGTCAGCTTGTTGAGCTGCTGCGTGCCGGGCGAGGCGCGCAGGTGGTCGCCGATGCGGTGGCGGTAGTGCGCGCCGCTGCCGGGGTTCGTGGTGAGGTACCCCTGGAAGTGCGAGAGGAACAGCGCGGCCTGCGCGCGGCTCCCGGCGTCGAGGTCGCCCATGAACAGCGGACTCATCCCGGTCACGTTCAGCTTCGACGTGATCGGGGTGCCGCGCACCGAGCCGCCGAGGATCGCCATGCGCTCGATGGCCTCGCGCTCCAGGCCCATCGGCCCGCCGTTGTGGTAGAAGTCCACGGCGTCGCCGTGCAGGCCGGGGACGTTGTTCGCCGTCTGGCGAATGATGCGCCGCAGCGAGCGGGTCGGGTCGCCGCTGCCGGGGCTGAAGAACGGGTACGCTGCCATCGTTGCGCTCCTCCTATCCGTTGACCAAGTTGCGGATCACCTGCCCGTCGGGGTTGAGCCGCAACTCGTAGACCCACGGCAGGACACTTCGAAAGACGAAAGCACCATCGCCAAGCTGCCCCTCCGGCGTCGTCGTCACCTGCCCCGGCTCGCTGCGCGCCACGGTCTGCACCACCTTGCCGTCCTCCCGCTCGTACTGTAGCAGCTTGGCGGGGCCGGAACTGAGAACTCGATTGACGTGCCGCCAGTACGTTGCAAGCCCCGCCTCGCCGTCGGCGAGGAACTGCGTTCCGCTCTGGCTCCACTTGAAGACGTGGTAGATCGTGACGGTCGGACGGAGGAGCGACGGAGCCGGCTCGTCGGCCGAGAGCGACAGCGCGATGAGGTGGCACGGCAGCGGGTCGAACTCGGTCGGGACGTAGACTGAGAGGACACGCACGCGCTCGCTGCCGAAGATCGCTGTCATCTTGGCGTCGGCTGCGAGGTACTCGCGCACGCGGTGGGCGACGAACTCCTCCGGCGCGAGGTCGTCGTCGGTGAAGTACGCCTTGAGCATCCGCACGCTACTTGCCTCCCGCGATCACCTTGATCGCCTTCTCGATCACGGCCTCGCCGATGCGCGCCATTGTCTCGCGCCCGATGCCGACGCGCCGCGACGGGATCACCAGCCCGCGCTCGAGCTTCTCCTCCGAGAGCCACACGCCGAAGGACAGCGCCAGCTTCCAGAACATCGCCCATCGCCCGTCCTTCGCCCTGCGCTTCGGGCGCACGATGGTGGGGGTGAACGACTGATGGACGTGCGCGTAGGGCAGCGTGGAGCCGTAGGAGAGCTGGATCCCGGTGTGCTCCTCGAACTTGCCCGGCCCGCCCATCCACGACCGTGCCAGCTTGCCGCTGCGCCACAGCGTGCGCTTCGGTGGAGGGCGGTTGCCGAACGGCTTGGTCGCCGACCACGCCACCTTCATCCCGGTGCCGCTGAAGCCGTAGCCGCCTTCGAACTGTCTCCTGATCGAGTCGGGCGCGGTGACGCGCGCGATGAGCAGCGCCTGCTTCCGCAGGTCGGTGTAGTTGAACGGGTTGTTGAGCAGCTTCGCCGCGTTCGCCATCGTGAGCGGCACGTTCGCGCCCTCAGTCACGACCTCAGCCTTGATCCAAGGCCCGCCGATGCTCACGCTGCCTGGCTGCGTCACAGCATCGGCCTCTTGTTCCGCGCGATCAGCTCGCGCACCGAGGCGATGTGCTGCGGCCCCGCCGAGCGCGTCTGCACGTCGGGCAGTGCCAGCTCCTTGAGCGTGTAGCTGCGCCCCTCGCGGTAGAAGAAGCGCACGATGTCGAGCACGGCCTGATGGACCAGCGCTGGCTCCTCGCCCGCAGCGTAACCCGCCGTGTAGGTCACGCGGTACGCCGCCGCCCCGCGCGACCACGCCCCGCCGTCCGTGCGGAGCACGCGCCGCCCGATCACCACGAACAGCTCGCCGTCCACCTCGTCCCAGGTCTGCCCCGAGCGCAGCTCCACCGTCGCGGTCGCGCCAGTCGGCGTGCGGTCGAGCCACAGCTCGGCGGTGCCGCTGCCGTCCACGACCTCGGCGAACTCCGTCTCGGCCCCGTAGTAGTCGCCGACCAGCTCGCCGAGCAGCGCGACCGCGCGCTCCTCCATCTCCTCGAGGAGCGCGTCGTCCTCCGTGTCGTCTGCCGCGAGCTGGAGCCACGCGCGCAGGTCAGCGACGGCGATCACCGCTTGCGGCCCCCGGTCGTCTTGCGCTTCGTCGGGTGCATAAGCGCCGACCGCTGCGGCGGCTTGACCTCCGCGCGCTCGGGCGGCGCGGCGTCGGCCACGTCGATCTCGACCTGCGGCGGCTTCGCGCTCACGCGCTCGGCCAGCACCGCACGGCACAGCATGATGGCCTCGGCCTCGGTGGCGAGGAACACAGCGCCCGGCTTCACCGTGGCGTGCGCCGCCCCCGGAGGGAGCAGCTTCCGCAGCGCGCGAAGCGGGATGGTCCGTTCTACTAGCTCCATCAGTTCTCCTCTACCCTCCTCCAGTCAGCGGCGCGAAAGGCGAGGCGCGGGCGAGCGGGAGAGTGGCACCCGCCCGCGCCCCTGTTCGTGCTACTCCGCCGTGCCGAAGTCCACGGCGACGAACGCCGAGGGCCGCTTCCACGCCACCGCGCACCGGACTTCGGCGAGGATGGCGAGGAGGTTGCTGGTGAAGTACGAGGCGTGGTGCTCGCTGAACCGCACGTTGGCCTGCTCGCGGTCGTAGTACGTCGCGCCGAGGTTGAACGCGCCGACCACGGCATCGCCGTAGTCGATGCTCTTGGTCACGACCACCGGCAGACGCCAGACCTGCGTGCCGACCGAGCCGGGCACCTGCGCCCAGATGTAGTGGCCGTCGTCGCCCTTGATCAGCTCGATGTCCTCCCAGTCGAGCGGGTTCACGACGATGCCGTTCGGCTCGAACTCCGACAGCATCACGCGCGTGCTCGCGCGGCGCAGCACCTCCAGCTTGCTCATCGGCGACGCGCCCGCGTAGGTCTGCGCCAGCGGGTGAGTGAGAATGCCCTGGAGCTGCGGGCTGGCGGCGGTGCCGTAGAGGAGCTGCCGCTCCACGGCGAGGTTCGCGCCGTAGATCAGCTCGTTGTCGATGAGCGCCTGGAGCTGCGGGAGGTCGTCCAGCACCTGCCGCGTCGCCGGGAGCCAGTGCGCGATGGTCTGCACGATGGCGGTCTTGAGTTCGAACTTCATGCGGGCCTCGGCCTTGCCGCTGCCCTCGCTGACCGGCTCCGCCGCACCGTGCGCGCTCATGTTCCGCCAAGTGATCGTGCCAGTGGCCGGCGTGGTCGCGCCCGAGTCCACGGCGAAGGTGAGGGTCGTGGCGCTCGGGACGGTGAGGACGACCTTGACGCCGTTGTACTCGCTCTGCTCGGCGCTGGCGATCTCGATCACGTCGCCGATCTGCAGGCCGTGCGCGCCCCCGGTCGTGACGGTGGCGGTCGAGCTGGAGCGCGTGATGCTCGTGACGCTCGAGGTCGCGCTCGGCCCGAAGCCGTTGACCTCGACGTACTCGACCGCGTTGACCGTGGTCGGCACGCGCTGGATGAGGTCCACGATGCGGAGCGGGCGCTGCGGCATCGAGATCATCATGTCCCGCTGCGGGACGATGAGCCGCGTGGCGTCGCTGCTGGTGACGGTGGTCTTGCGCTCCAGCGACTTGAGCTGGAAGCCGTTGCTGCCACGGTGCCCCGCGCGGAGGCGGTCGAGGTCGCTGCCGCCGGTCAGCATCTCCACGAACTGCGCGCCGACGGACTTCTGCTCCTGCGGCGCGTCGCCGTAGCCCACGCGCTTCGCCGCCTTCTCCAGCTCGACCACGCGAGCGGCCAGCTCGGCGCGCTCCGTGTCCACCTTCTCGCGCGCCGACTTGAACTCGGCCAGCGCCGAGTCCATCCGCTCCTCGGCGGTCTTGATGCGCGCGACGGTCTCGGCGCTCGTCTCGCGCGCCGACTTCAGCTCCGCGCCCTGCGCGTCGAGCGCCGACTTCAGCTCGACCTCGGAAGCCTTGACGGCCTCCACCAATCCCTTGAGTTCCTGCTCGGTCATGCCCTGACTCCTCTGAGTGCGTTGGTCCAGCCGCCCACCGCCGAGACCAGCTCGGCGAGCGCGGCGCTCGCAGACTCCTCGGCCTCGACGGCCTCGGGCTCTGGAGTGCTGTCGCCGGGGTCGGCGGTCAGCGCCTCGATCCTCTCGCGCAGCGGCGACTCGGGCGGGAGCATGGCGAGCATGATCGTCAGGACCGCTCGCGCCTCCTCCTCCGTGAGTGCCTCCCCTGCCACGTCGCCGACGAACTGCGCGCTGCGCAGCACCTCGGCGAAGGTTCCGATGTCCTTTCGCGCCGTCTTCACCGACAGGATGCGCGCCTCCTCGTTCGCCGGGAAGTCCACGGGCGACACCTCGAACAGCTTGATCTCCCGCAGGTTCCTCACCGTGCGACCCGTGGCGAGCGTGCTCTGGTCGTGCTTGACGGCCTCGTAGCCGATGGACATGTGCGTGAGCGCGCCGTCGCGCGCGAGCTCCAGCACCTCGTCGCCGCCGCGCGTCTTGCTGATCTTGCTGACGGTCAGCAGGCCGGTCGTGTCCTCCTCGGCGTGCGACAGCTTGCCGATCAGCTCGCGGTGGAAGCCGAGCACCTTGATGAGGTTTTTCGGCATCCGGTGCTTGAGCGTCTGTGTGAACGCCCCGCGATGGACGATGTCGCCGACCTGGTCCACCACGCCGAACACGGAGGCGTAAGCGGTGATCTCTCGCTTTTCCGTGTCGGCCCCGATCTCGGTGCCCTCGGCGGGCAGTTGTTTCCACTCGATGCTCATGGCGTCTCCATCCTAGCCTCCCGGCAGGCGCACTCTGTGAACTCCACCTCCCGCACCGTCCTCGGCGGGAGGGCGATGGCGTAGACTTCCAGCCGGACCACGCGCGGGGAGCGGCCCCGGCGCTGCTTGATCTCCAGATCGACCTGCTCCCACCGGGCGCGGAACGACGCGTCCGTGCGCCGCCGCTTGTACGCGGCGCGCGCCGTCCCGCCGACCAGCTCGGCGCTCGCCTGCACGTTGCCGCCCGTCCGCAGCATCCAGGCGAAGAACAGCTCCTCCCAGTGACCGTTGACGCGCGGGAGATCGCCGCTCATGCCTTCCTCGCCGGTCTCATCACACAGAAGCCGTTCGGGTGAATCTCGGGCGTGAAGGCCACCTCCAAGAACGGGGCCCGAGAGACGAACGGATCGTTGATCGAGACGACCACGCCGTCGAACGCGGCGCACCGCTCGCAGGTCTTGTTGTTCATCCGCGCAACCCACTCCTTGTGCGTCACGCTCCCCTCGGCCTCCCACTGCGACTGCATCGCCTGATTCGTGATCGCGTTCAACTCCGTCGCCACGATGCGACGCGCGCGCGCTGCGAGCGCCTGCCGGTTCAGCGTCCTGAGCGCGTTCGCCCGCTCCTTCGCCGTCAGCCCCTCGCGCTCCACCATGCGAGCCAGGCGCCGACCCACCGCGCGCGCGCTGCGCTCGTCCAGGCCGAAGCCGCCCTCTGCGTAGAGCGCGGATTCTACGTCCCGCTGCACGTCCGCAATCGGCCGGCCGGCTGTGTGCGCCTCGGAGACGAACGCGCGGATCCCGCGCCGCGTCTCGTCCGTGATCTGCGCCGCGCGCAACTGCGCGCTCTGGTCGAGGCGCTCCAGCACTGCGTCTGTCCGGCGCTCCGTGCCGGCCATCCACGCGGCCGCATCCCCGGCGCCGGCGGCGAGCGTGCGAATCGGCGGCGACTGGAACATGGCCGCTAGGTTGATCTCCAGCTTGATCCACGGCACCGCAGTCTCGGCCATGTCCGGGTCGCCGTAGGTCAGCGCAACCGTGAGCGCTCGCTTGTCCGACTCGGAGAGTAAGCCGCGAATCGCCAGGAGAAACAGCCGCCGCAGCTTCGGGTCTGCCGACGCTGCAAGCGCATCGAGCCTCGTAAAGAGGCTCGCTTCCGGTACATTCCGAAGCGGCTTCGGCGCCAATCCGTCACTCCTCCGGCATCAGCGGGTCCGCAGCATCTTCCAGCCGCATCAGGCCAGCGCTTACGAGCGGCGTGTCACCACCCGAGACAGAAGGCAGCGGCAGGTCGAGCAGGCGCGCGGCCTCGTTGACCGGCACGCCGGAGGCGATGAGCTGCGGCAGCGCCGCAGCGCGCGAGGCGAGGTCGTCGCGCAGCGCGAGCACGCCGCTGGTGTCGTAGTGGATCCACGTCGTCGCGCGGTCCTTCGGCGGGACCAGCAGGAGGTTGAACGCCTCCTCGAAGGCGTCGAGGAGCTGCATCACCGGGTTTTCCCACATCCAGCGCACGGCGATGCTCATGTTGGAGTACGTCGCCGCGTCGTTGGAGAACATCGCGGGCAGCAGGTTGTAGGCGGCGACGATCTCCTGCACGGTGAACTTGCGCGACTCGATCCAGTCCATCTCGACCGCGTTCTGGCCCATCGCCACCCACGACGCGCCGCCGCCGAGCACCATCGGCGTGCGCGCGTTGTCCGGCGAGGCGTACCGCTCGCGGATGCGGTTGCGCGCCTCGGCGAGCTGCTCGTCGGTCACGATGCTCGGGTCCACGAACGCGCCCGGCGGCACGGCGAGGTTCTTCAGCATCGAGCGGTTCCACGCGACCGCGTCTATGTCGGCGGCGACCACGTCGGAGATCGCGCGCAGCGGTGGCACGCCCCACAGCGGGTTCGTCGGGTCGGGCAGCATCGCGTGCGCGACCTCCTCCGCTGGCAGCTCGCGCCGCTGCCCGTCCTGCTCCTTGTAGCCCCAGAGGAACTGCGCCTCGTCGGCGATGGGCTGGATGCGCGCGGGGTTCAGCGGCCACAGCTCGGGCGACTCGCCGTTCGCCCCGGCGACGCGATGGAACAGCGCGTTGCCGCGCAGCAGCACCTGCTGGCCCTGGAACAGCATCAGCGCCTTGCGGCTCATGCGCGGGTTCGGGTACTCGAGCAAGACTTCGTGAGGGTGGTCCTCGGCCACCTCCCAGTCGTTGCGCCGCGACGGGCGCGTGTAGACCCGCCACGGCACGGAGGAGAGCGCCTGCGCGAGCCGCGTCACACAGACGTAGACCCACGAACAGGCTTTGAACGCGCTGAGGGCAACCTGCTCGACCTTCCAGTCCACCGCGCTCACCGCGCCGCGCGGTGCCGGGAACTGCACGAACGCGCGCGGCGAGTAGTCCTTCCTCTCGCCGCGCGCGGCCAGCGCCTTGACGATCCGCCTCACCTGTCACCGCCTTCCGTTTCTTCCTGCTCGGCCAGTACGGCGTCCCACGCGCGCAGGGCGGCGGCGGCGAGCAGCGCAACGCCCGCCGAGATCGCCCACGCCCACGGCGTCGTGAGCGCGGCGATCCCGGCGGTCAGGCTCGCCCACCCCAGGAGGGCGAGCGATGCGGCGAGCCTCACGCGACTAGGCCCCGTAGTTGTCAGCGACCAGCTGCGCGGAGGCGTTCGCCTTGCCGTTGACCTCGGCGCAGACGTAGAACCCCGTCTTGGCGCTGTCGGTGATCTCGAGGACGTAGACCCCCGTGGCGAGCGTGAGGACGTTGAGCGCCTTCTTCGCTGTCAACGCGGCGAGGTCCGTGCCGCTCGCGGCCTTGGCCTGCACCGTGCCGCTCGCCGCGGTGCTGGTGAGCCCCTGGCAGGTCGCGGCGTCGGAGAGCCAGACGGTGAGGCGGTGGACTGCGGCGATGGTGGCCGCAGCGCCGTCCTTCACCGTGATGGTCACCTCGGACACGTTCGCCCCGCCTGCGGCGGCGGCGAGCGTCAGGTACTCAGGGAACACCACGGAGCCCGTGGTCAGCTTGCCGCTCAGGACAGAGGCGCCGTCCACGGTCAGCGCGCCGTTTGCCGAGATCGCGCCCGCGTCGCTGATGGTCACGCCGGTGGAGCCGTAGCCGCCGCCGATGTCCGCGCTCAGGATGCCAGTCATTGCCCCCGTGTCGCCCACCAGCACGACGCTGTTCTGCAGCGTCTTGCCGCCGGTGAGGTGGAAGCGCGCGATGGCGTTGTCCGTCGAGCTGGCCGCGCCTGCGGTCAGGTCAGCCACGTCTGCGATGCCAGCGGCCCACGCGCTGCCGTCACAGACGCAGACGGCGACCTTGGCGTCGCCGCCGGTCGAGCAGTCGGTCGCGCCCGTGGCGTCCACGACCACCTGGATCTTGCCCTTGTTCGCTGCGGTGCAGCCCGGCAGGCCGGCGACGGTGGCTCGGCGCGGCTGCGCGTGCGCCGCCACGGCGAGGCCGAGCAGCAGGGTGAGGGTGAGTGCGATGCGCTTCATGTCGTGCGTCCTCCGTTCGTTCAGCCGATCCCGGTCGTCAGTCGGCCCCTCGCCAACGCGGCGAAGGCCCCGGCTGCGGCGTCCACTAGGTCAACGCGGTGCGGTCGCTCGCCGTCCGCGTTGTGCAGCTCGTCAAGGAACTCCCGCGCCCAGGGCGCGGCGAGAACCTTCACGTTGCCCGCCTCGGCCTGTGCGGCCAAAGGATACCAGCGCGAGAGCTTGCTTCCGGTAACTCGGTCCGCGCGCACGCGCCATCCAGCGAGCGAGCGCACCGTGGACTCGGCGCTCTCCTTGCCGCCCGAGCCGGGCTCCTGCTCCACGATCACCTCGACCCCGCGCCCGTCCAGCTCGGCGGTCTGGCGGATCAGCTTCTCACGCAGCGCCGCCTCGTGCTGCACGGCAACCACATCCACAACGTAGTAGGTCGAGCCAGCGCGCCGCATCCTCACGCCAGCCGTGCGGCACCCGCCGCCCTCGGTCCCCGCCTTGTCCCAGTAGCGCACGTCGAGCGGCGACGCGGGCGCGGCTGCGACGAGGTCGAGCCACGCGCGGGAGAACACGCGGCCCGCCGTCGGGCGCGTGGTCCAGTTGCCGTGCAGCAGCCGCATCCGCTCGACGTAAGGGAGCGCCTCGAGGTTCGCGCGGTACTGCGGGTCGTGCGAGAGGAGGATCGGGTTGTCGGCGAGCGCGGACGGGATGAACGTGATCGAGCGCGTGCTGTCCAGCGAGCGGAGGTCCTGCAGCTTGCGGCTCCACAGCAGGCGCTCGCCGTCGCGCGCGAAGTGCCAGCGCCGCCCCTCCTCGCCCGGAAGCGGCAAGCCCGTCTCGCGGCTGATCCAGCGGTCGAGCAACAGGTCGGCCACGAACGAGTCCGGGTCGGGGTTGCACGTCGCGCAGATTACGGGGCGGATCGACGGCGACTTCGAGCGCGCGCGGGAAAACAGGTACCAGAACTGCGACTCGGTGAAGTGCGTCACCTCATCGAAGCCGATGAACGCCAGCTCCGCGCCCTGCCAGTCCAGCTTCGACTTCTCCTCCTCGAGATGCGAGAACGCGATGGTCGCGCCGCCAGGGAACGTGAACGAGAGGTCGCCCTTGCGCGGCGTGCCGCCCGCGAGCGGGAGCACCTGCATGGCGAGGTCCCACAGGCCGCCGACCTTCCGCACCTGCGCGGTCGTGCGCCGGAAGATCACCGCCGTGTAGCTCGGCTCGTGGATGTAGCGCATCGCCTTGAGCAGCAGGCCGTAGGTCTTGCCGCCGCCCGCCGCGCCGCCGTAGATCACGACGTCCTCGTCCGCCGCGACGAACTCGGACTGCGGCCCGGGCTGCGGCGCGAGCGCGGGCGACTCATGCTGCACGGCGCGTGCGGTCGCGTCATCCAGCAGCCGCAGCGCCGCGTACAGCCCCGACTCGATGGCGGTGTCAGCCTGCACCGTCGGCCAGCTCCCGCGCGCCCTGGTGCCGCAGCTCGTCCAGCAGCACGCGCACGCGCAGCGCGACGCCGCTCAGGGCAGCGCGCCTCTCTGCAGGGTCTGCGACCGCGCGCTCGATCTCGTCGCGGAAGCACACCACCAGCCGCGCCATGATGCCTTCGACCTCCTCGCGGCGCGCGTATGCCTTGGCGCTCTCGATGCGGCGGCGCTCGACGTCCACCACGCGCGTCTGCGCCTGCACGTTGCGGTGCAGGTCGTCCAGCGCCTCGCGCGCCTCGCCGCCCCTGCCGATCTCCTCCATGACCCCACCGAGCAGCTCGCCCTGCCTGCGCCCGAGCGCGGCGACGCGCTCGCGCTCGCGCGCCGCGCCGCTCGCATCGCCCTCGGCCTCCAGCCGCACAGCGTCGCGCTGCGCCCGTTGTGCCTGCTCGCGCACGGCGAGCAGCTCCAGTCGCAGGTCGTGCAGTCGCGCCCACGCGGCGGCGGTGCCGCCCTCCTGCGCCTTGGCGAGCGCCTCGTCGAACTGCACCTTGAGCACGCTGAGTTCGTGCGCCATCTCCAGCAGGCGCGGGTCGTCGCGCAGGGTCTCGACTGCCTGCACCATCCGCTCGGGGACGTAGCGCGAGTAGCGTCCGTGCTTCCATCGCGGCGACGCTGGCCCGCGCAATGAAAGGCCGCCGTGATACCTACATACGTCCATCCCAGGCACCACAGGGCGCGTACATTGCGCGCCGCGCTTCGTGCGCGCCTTGCAGGTCTGCGTCTGCGGTATCCCTTTTGGCATGGGCTATCTTCCGACAGCGCAAATCTTCTTTAGCGATTCTCCAACGGCTACGGCGTCATGATCGCGCAGGCATTCTCGCCCGCGCGCCACTAGCTTCGCCTCATCTATCTCTCCACGCTCAGCCGCTCCAAGTAGCTCCTTGAGTTCTGACGGGCAACCGACGCACAGGCAGTTCTCCCCCTCGACCATCTCGTCACCTGGCATGATCCAGCCGCGATGTAATACCGGGATCGCCCCAGAGTCCCACGCCTCCAGCGTCGTATACTGCGTACCGCCGCCGTCGCCTTTGATCAAACTCATGTCCACGCTGTAGCGGTACGAAAGGAGCGTCCGCGCACCGCCATTGTGGATTCCGCGGTAGCTCCTTTCCCACCACTCAGGCAGCTTGTGATGGGCGTACATCCTGTTTACACTGCCGAAGATGTCAATGCCGCAGTCTGCGTTGACGATGATCTCCGTGTGCTTGTCGAAGTCCACGCGCGACACGGAAGCTGCGAGCTTCCGTGCGGATCTTTCTACCGTTGCTTCGTCGGTAAACTCACGGGTGTATGGATGCACGATCATCGCGTGCCTCCCTCCGGTTATCTGCTCCGCGCGCCTCAGCTGCGACTTCCTTATCAGTATGATGTTGACGCCGAGGCTGCTCGCCGTTCTGATCACTTCATGGCCGCCGTCGTTCGGGTCGTGAAACACGACAGCACTGACGGCGCCGAGCGCTGCCGCCATACAGAACTGCTCGCCGCGTGCCTTCCAGTCGAGCGCCGTGACGACGCAGCCGCGCGGCAGCTTCTCCGGCGGGAAGAATCTCGCCGGCATAGAACCGCAAGCGCGAGCGCTTGACGCTACAGATGACAACCTGACTACGCAGCGGTTTCCGAGGCCTCGGGCCAGATGATCCGTGAACGAGATGAACCCACCGTACTTGACGTCACTCGCCAGGACTGTTTGCACCGAACCTCCTGCGCACCTCTTCCACCACCTCTGCGGCTGTCTCGGGCCGCTCGCCGCGCTCGATGAACGGGATGTTGTAGTAGTAGACGACGTCTCCGTTCTCGTCGGTACCGTACGGAACGAGAGCGCCGCCGAAGTATCGGGCAGGTGAGTTGTTGCTGTTCACGTCGTTCCATGAGGAGCGGATGTAGTCCGCTAGGCTCTGGTGGAACCTGTCGGCGCGTTCTCTGGACCCGCCAGAGTTGAACCCCGATGCATTCTTGTAAGGCACCGCGCTGAACATGCTTGCGTCGTGGGCGATGTCAGAGAACTTCGTCAGCCCCTTCTTCTTTGCGATCTGGATGGCCTCAGCGAACTGTCCCCTCGCTATGTTTGAGAGCGGCCCAGTGTCCGGCAGTCCGCAGCAACCTGTGCCAGCTGAGCACTCTTTGTGGTGGGCGTCGGAAACGTAGAACGGAATCCTGTGGTGTGCCGCAAGCAGCCTCATCTTCGCGATGTACGGTCGCTTCAGGTCGTAGTTCAGTCGCATGAGCCCGGTCTTTTTCACGGAGTTCTGCTTGTAGAACTTCACGACGTCGAACCCGCACAACCGCGACAGGTGCTTCCACCTCTTGTCACCATGCCCGAGCGCCCGCGACTCAAGGCACATGAACTCGGTGGTCAGGGAGTGGACGCGCGCCTCGGCGCTCCACTCGAACAGCTCGTCCACCGTCTTGTCTGAGATGCCGATGATGTACGGGCGGAACCGCGTCGTCACGCAACCGACTCCCATCTCGCGCATCTCGCGCAACGCGTCGAACCGCTCACGTGGCGTCGCAACTCCGCCCTCGACTTTCCGCGCGACTTCGGGGTCGGTCGTGACGACTGATAGCTTCATCTGCACTTCCGGTGAGTCCTCGAGCAACTCGCGGTAACGCTTGTCGCGCAGGTACCACACTCCCTTCGTCGAGATCGAGATGGGGTACTTGATCTCGCGAAAGAAGCGCAGCAGCTCCAGGCTAACGCCGAGTTCGCGCTCGTAGAAGTCGAAGCCGTCGGACAGCCCGCCCCACTGAACGACCTTCCGCTCCTTGATGTACCACGCGAACTGTCCAGCATGCTTGTCCGGGTCGGTAAACATCTTGATGATCTTGCGAACGTCCACCGGCTTCACCTTGTGAAGCAAGTAGGCTTCGCTGCCGTGATTGATCGCGCGCTGGAAGTACGAGAAGCAGTAGGTGCACTGAAAAGCGCAGTTCGAGTATGTATCCAGCGTCATCGGCATCGCGCAGTCGAGCAGCTCCCAAGACCAGCGCGGAGACCCATAGAAACCGTTTTCCACGGATACGCTGCGGGATCTCTTGCCGACCTGCACCAAGGCGTCTCTGCCAGCGTCTCTTCCGGTTGAGCAGCCGCCCTGTTCTGCGAGCTCTGCGTAGAGTGCAGAGGACTCGATGTCGGGAACGATCGGGTCTTCCTTAGTCAAGGATCACCTCTGCTACCTCCTCGCCGGAAAGAGTGCAGATACGCTTCGTCGCGTCGGGGTGGAAGATCCGATTGCCACCCGAGAGCTTCGTGATCAGCTGCTCCATGAGCTCCGGCTCTTTCACGGCTATCATGATGACGAAACTTAGGCCGAGCCCGGCTGCGTCCTGAGCGTCTTGCAGTGACGTGGCATCGAAGTACTCGCTGCCTGTGGTCTTTCCGCTCTGCATCTGGATGATCTCTTCCATTGCGAGCGTTTCGAACATCTCACCGCAGACTTCCTCTGCGGAGCTTGCTAGCACCTCCATGTCCCACTCGGCCAGCTCGGCGGTGCGGTTGTCGGCGATGGCGAAGGCGCGCGCCTCATCGGGTGGGAGGTCAGTTCGCACGCAGAGGAGGGAGTCCCACCCGAGGCGGCGGGCGGCGGCGAGCGTGCCGTTGCCCGCGACCACGGTGCCGTCCTTGGCGACCACGATAGGTTTCTGCTGGCCGAAGCGCCGGAGGGACGCCTCGATGGCGGCTAGGTTGCGCTCCGGGTGGACACGCGCGTTTAGCGGATCCTCACGGAGCTGGTCGAGCGGCAAGGCGGTCGGTTTCACGTGGCTGGCTCCTTTCAGGGAAGGATTTAGTGTTTTCACGGGCACGACACTAAAAATATAGTTTGCGCCCGCATCCGAAAAGGCGAGTAAGAACAGGGAGTTTCTCGACTTTTAGTGATTTATGTTTTCTATGCGTCGCTTTTTTCCCGATTTGATTTTGGACGCCAGAGGCGCGCGCGCGCGCGTTCCTATTAGATGCGATCACGACACCACCTCGGGCTCCGTGTCGGTCGGCGTGGCGAGCCCGGCCAGCTCGGCGACGCGGTCGAGGCGCAGGCCGAAGAACATCCCGTTGACCTGCTTGCCGCCGGGCAGGCGCGCGGTGAACTGCCGCTTCTCCGCGCCCGCCGCGAGCAGGTGGTGCTCGACCTCGGTGAGCGACATCGGCCTGCGGTTCTCCTCGGTGATGGCCGAGATGCCGCGCGGTCGCACCCACAGCGAGCCGCCCCGGATGAACGCGCCGAACGACTGCACGGCGCGGGCGCGCGTCGGCTCATCCGAGTCCTTCGTTCCCGGCTCGACGTCGATCCCGCTCCGCTGCCCGAGCATCGCTGCGTAGTATGCCACCAGCGCCGTCTTGCCGCCACCGTCCACCTGCCGCTCCTCGGCCACGCTCTGCAGGGCGTTGACCATGCCGAGCCACTCGGGCTGCTTCGGGCGCGCGGTGTGAGGGAGGAACCCCGCAGCCGACAGCTTGCGCCAGAACGTCGGCCAGTCGCACAGCTCCTGCAGCGTGCAGTAGAACTCGCTGCGCCCGTCGCCGAAGGCGAACGAGAGGCGGTCGCCTTCGGGCAGGTAGCGGTAAACGCCGACGATCCGCGCGCCGGTCTGCACGCTGAACGCGGCGAGCACCTTGGCCTTGCCCTCCTCGGTCGAGGTGTCCACGACGCCGGTGCTGATCTCCGCGCCGATGGTCGCGGCAACGTGCGTCTCGCGCGCCCGGCGGATGGTGCGCGCGTAGTAGTCCTCTCGCAGCTTCGGCGGCCCGCCGTGCTGCCGCCGGTGGGCGATGAGCAGGTCGGCGATCTCCTGGTCGCTCCACCCGGCGATCACCGTCTGCGACGCGAGGCTCATGTCCCACTCGCTGTCGCTCTTGCCGCGCAGGTCGGCGCGCGTGCGGTCGTAGGTCTGCGCGAACCGCTTGTCGTTCTCGCGCAGCGCCATGAACTTCTCCAGCGGCGGGTTCGCGCCAGCGGACAGGACGAGGTCGCCGACGATCACGCCCGCGAGCGACTGCCGCGCCTCCACGACGTAGGGCTCGAAGTCGCTCGGGTTGTACCGCGCCGGATCGCACACCAGCAGGCGCACCGGGCGCTCGTCGCCGTACTTGCGGTTCAGCGTGCCCGGCACGCGCAGCACGCGCGTCAGGTCGTGGACGGCGTCCAGCTCGCTGCCCGCCGCGAGCGCCCGCGCGCGGACGAACGAGTTCCAGCCGAGCGTGAGCGACGCGGCGTGCGTCGCGTCCTCCTGCAAGTCGATGGGCTCGCGCAGCACCCACCACGCCTGGAGCCCCGCGCCGCTCGCCACGACGAGCGACGGTCGCAGCGGCAGCTCGGCGAGGAACCTCCCCGCCGCGTCGAGCGACTCGAAGAGCTTGGTCTTGCCGCGCCCCTCGGCGGCGACGTCTACGTCGAGCGCGACCGCAGGGAGCCACCTCATGTCCTCGCGCTTGCCGCGCCCTGCGTCGAGGTCGGCGCGCACGGCGCTGACCCCGAAGTAGACCTCCTGCCCCGCGTCGCAGAGCGTGACGGCTTGCCGCGCGGCCTCGGCTGCGTCCTCGCAAAGCGTCACCGCCTTCGACGGCAACGTCCACAGGACGAGCCGCGCGTCCTCCGGCGGCGACGGCCAGAGCGCGTCGAGGAACGCGTGGCACTCCTTGACGCGGTGCTTCCTGTCAGATACCATCGGTTCACCCCTCTTTCCCGGCCCGGTGCGCTAACCCCTCGGCGCGCCGGGCTCTTTTTTCAACCTCGGCGAACAGCTCGTCGGCGTCGTCACCGACGACCACCTCCGCGCCGTGCGCCTGCATCGTCTCGATGGTCACTCGTTGGATCGGCGAGAGCCGACCGCCGGGTGCCTTCGTCTCCACCCACACCGTCGCGCCGTTCCAGACCACGACGTAGTCGGGCACGCCCGCGACTGACCACCCGCCGCCGTGGATCTTGTAGACCCACCCGCCGCCGCGCCGCACCAGCGACGCGAGGCGACGACCGACGGCAACCTCCCTCACAGCGGCACCGCCGAACCCATGCCCGACGGCGACCCGAGGATCAGCGACTCGCGCGCTCGCGTCGCGGCGACGTAGAACAGCCGCCAGACGGACTCCATGCCGCTCCATCCAGGCGTGCGGAACGAGCGCACGCCGTTCGGCGAGAGGTCAGGGAACACCACGACGTTCTCCGCCTCGCCGCCCTTGACGCTGTGGATCGTGCCGAGGATCACGCGCGGCGTCTGCGCGAGCCCGCGCCAGCCGCACGACTTCAGCACCTGCATCGGGTACTCCAGCGACTGCCAGCCCGCCTTCGTCGCGCTGCGGTGGAGCCAGTCGAGGTCGCCGTCGAGCAGCGCCCGCACGGCAGGGCGCGCGACGTACCGCTCGGCGTAGACGCGCCCGTCCGTCTCGCTCTCGCCCCACGGCTCGGGGGCGCCGCGCAGCTTCGCGCCCGCTTCGTCGTCCAGCGAGCGCGCGGAGCGCAGCAGCGGGAGCCACGCCTTCAGCTCTTCGGGTCGCCACGCTAGGTCGTCCGGCTCTGGCCCCCCCCACCGGCGCGCGGCGAACCGCAGCATGGAGCGCACCTTCTCCAGCGTCGTTTCGCGCAGCGGGTTCCATCGGTGCGTGTACGGGTTGTGGTACGGCACGCCGTGCGCGCGGAGCAGCGAACGGATCGGCTGGAGCATATAGTCGCACGACGCGAGCACCATGACGCGGCCCGGCAGGTCGGCCAGCAATCCTAGCAGCGCGGCGGGCTGCTTCCACGTTGCCATCGTGCGCGACACCGCGCCCTCGACGTCGCGCGGGCGGTAGACGATGTCGTCGCGCCACGACCGCGTGCGCTGGATCAGTCCCATCGCATACGCCTGCACCGCGCGCGGCACGCGGTAGCTCTGGTCGAGCACCTTGTGCAGCTCGCCCGCCATGACGTCCTCGCCCGCGCCGCGCCAGTGGTAGAGCGCCTGGAACGGATCGCCGACGAGCACGGCGGTGTCGGTGTGCTCGGCCCATCGCTCGACCAGCTCCAGCTCCAGCGCCGAGAGGTCTTGCGCCTCGTCCACGAAGATCGCGCCCGGCGCGCCCGGCGCTGCGAGAAGCCTCTTGCACCCGTTGTCGATCAGGTCGGTGAAGTCCCACGCGTCGTTCTCGTCCTTGAACCTGCACCACTCGGCGTAGAACGAACGCTCCTCCATCGTCCACAGTTCCTCGGGCTGCATCCGCGCGCGGCGCAAGTCCACGCTGGCGAGCAGCTTGTCGCCGCGCGTCTGCCCGTCGCCGAGCCCGAGCGCCTCGCCCTTCTCCAGCTCCGTGTTTCCGATGGTGAGCTGCCATTGCGCCCCGGCGAGGCCGCGAGCATTCCACTCGCGCGCGAGCGCAGCGTCCACGATGCGCGGCCTGCCGAGCGCGTGGTAGCAATGGGAGTGCAGCGTGCCGACCTGTCCCTTGGCGAGCCCCGTGTCGCGGCCTGCCGCCTCGCGCGCGGCGGCGCGAGTGAGAGAGGCAACGAGCACGCGGTCGGGGCCGTGAACCCCGACCGCGTGCTGGCACTGCCGCGCGACCCAGGTGGTCTTGCCGGTGCCCGGAGGCCCGACGACCCGGTAGAGTCGCGCCACGCTGTCAGTCCTCGTCGGCGAGCGTGGTCTGCCCAACGCCGACGTCGTGCGCGAGCTGGTGCAGCCGTTCACGACGCGCCTTGATCTCCTCGCGCGTGACCTTCGACTGCGTGGCGAGTTCGCGCTGGAGCGCCTCGATCTCGCGCACCAGCAGCGCCATCTCCTCCTCGCGCGTCATGCCGCCACCTCGGCGTGCTCGACCATCGGGACCTCGGCGACGAGCGGGCGGATCGTCTCAGAGTAGGCTCGCGCCTTCGCGGCCTCGTCCTCGTCCAGCCGCCGGAGCATCTTCGGCGACACCTGCGAGTAGGTGATCCCGCTCTGCGACTTCGCCTGCGCGAGCGCGAACTCGGTGACCACGGCCCAGTACGGCAGGCCGTTGCTGGCGAGCGAGAGGAGGTACCGCTTGAGGTTCTTGAGCGAGCCCGGCGGCACGGCGATCACAGCGGGGAGCGCGCCGCTCTCGCGGAGCAGGAACACGGTGCGGAACATCTTGCACGCCTGCCCGTTGCTCTTGGCGTCGGAGCCGAACTGCGCGAACGGGCAGTGCGCGCACGCGCCGCCAGGCGTGCCGACACCGATGAGGGTGTCGGTCGAGAAGCAGTCGGGCGGCGTGCCGCCGCCGCTGGCCTCGAACGAGGTGGACCAGTACGCGCGCTGCACGGTGGTGTAGACGATCACCCCGGCGACGGACTTCTGCGGCTCGCCGTCGGGGTTCTCCATCGTCGGCACCGACCAGAACGTGCCGCCACCGGCGGGCACCTTGATGCGGTCGAGGTCGAACGAGGAGAGCGTCTCGTTGCCGACGTTCTCGCGGACGGTCTGCACCAGCGTCGCGGCGTCGCCGCGCAGCGCGAGGATGCCGCCCTTGGTCGTGGTGCTGAGTGCTTCGGTCTTGCTCATCGCGTCTCCTTTCCTTGTCCTAGTTGAACAGCTCGGCCTTCAGCGCGGCCTTGAGGTCGAACCCGGCGAGGTGCCGCGTCACCTCGGCCTCGACCACCTTGCGGATGCGCGCGACGGGCACGCCGCTGCGCTTGGAGAGGTCGTTCATCGCGTCGGCGATCTTCCTCGGCAGCGCGACCACGCGCCCGCGATCCTGCTTGCTCTTGCCCTTCGGCTCGGCGGTCGCGTTGGGCTGCTCTCCGTTCTTCGGCATGGCTTCACTCTCCGTTCTTCGCGCGTCCGTCCAGTCGGACGCGGACCCTGTGCTGCTCGCACAGGTTGATGACTCCCGCCACCTCGGACGGGATCTCGTTGGCGGTCTTGCGCTGCTCGGCGATCCACGCCCGCAGCGTGCTCGGGTGA